ATATCGTAGGGCTGGTGTGCAGAAAAGTAATTACCCTGAGCATTTGTTTAAGACATGAAGATAACACCAGTACATAGAGCAGTGATGCAATCAAGAAGGAGACAGAGCAATGAGCAGCTTAAAGGTAAGACTGAAGATGCTAGAAGTACACAACAAACTACAAGATGTGACCGACACCTTTGCAGAAACTCAAGACATATGGATGTCGGACTTATGGAAACTAAGCGAACTAAAGAATGAACTAGCAAAAGAGTTTAAGTTCAAGGCACCAAAGGATAGTGAGGGTAGGATCATGTCAAGATATGCTGACTGGATACTAAAGGAGAAGGACGATGCATGATGCACAGATGAACGCTTGGAGAAACTGGGCTAACAAACGTAACACCTTTGACGATGCCTATGTACTAGGCTTTGGTGCAGGGTATCACAACGACAAGTATGTCAACGCATACGACAAGGATACTGAGGCTAATTATCACATCAAGTTTAAGATGGGGTATACAGAGGGGAAGTTACTGCGTGTAAAGGAGGAGAGAGAGTCATGAGCATGGGGTACGTTAAGTGTCCATACTGTAATAACACAGGGGCTGAAGCCCTGTACGCAGTAGATGAGAAGGTTGAGTGCTTCTGTATTAACTGTCTAGCTGAGTGGGTAGAAGAACCAGAAGCAGAAGTAACCACATCACAACAACAGTGGATGATGGCTAACTATGGAGAAGAATAGTGCAGACATTCGTATGCTTGATGCTACTAGTTATCTTTGTTTCAGGAGTAGTAGCATACTGTACTGACAATGAGACCTTCATTGGCTTACAGTTCCTAGCTATGATGACCATGATAGTTGGAGTACCACTACTTTTAATACTAGTATAATACTATATGTAACAGGGGGGTCTCTCTTGGGGTACAGTTTAGAAAATCAACTGCAACTTGAACAGGAAATGTTGACTGCAGGTATCAATAGATTTCGTAAGGAAAGAGATGGTGCCATGGCTAAGGGCAGGGAGTCAGCTACCCTACATGGCAGGACTATCATAGCTACTGTCGTATCTGCTACTACAGATGGTGTAGAAAAACTACAGAACACACCGACAAGTAACAGAGACATAGCTTACAAGAGACTACAAGGCATGGCACCTGACAAGGTAGCTTATCTAACGCTAGTGTCTATGGTTGATGGGATCAGTAGGTCTAACACACTGATGAAGGTGGCAAAGGCTATTGGTTCCAACGTAGAGATGCAGGACAGACTAGATAAATGGATAGCTGCAGAGGGTAGCATAGCAAGGAACACAATTAAGAAAGCTAATGAGAAAGGAATTACTGCCAGACGATTTGGTTTGACTAACAAGATGAACAAGGATGGGTACAAAGACTTAGCATGGAGCAGTGAAGAACGTGTCCATGTAGGGCTACGCTTAGTAGATGTAGTCATTCAGAATACAGGTGTAGTAAGACTAGAGAAACTATCAACATCAAGGAACAAGACTACCACATTCCTACGTGCAACACCTATAACAGAGGAATGGGTCAAAGCTTTTAACGAACACATGGAGACAGCAAGACCACGCTGGACACCCTGTATCATACCACCCAAGAACTGGACTGCAGTGTATGGTGGTGGGTATCACGCAGGGTTCTTAGATGACGTACCTATAATCAGAAGAGGATAAGTTATGAAGGAACACATGACCAAGCTGAAAAAGCGAGACTTATCTCAGGAATTTGACTGCCTTAACACACTGCAGCACACTGCATGGAAAATAAACAGGCCATTGCTGGCGATTATACGCTCACTGTGGGACAGTGGACAGGAGTGGGGTGGCCTACCAGCCAGAGAGGAAAGACCACTGCCTAGCTACCCCTTTAACAAGGAACCAGCAGCTATGGACGAAGAGGAGAAACAACAGTTTAAGAACTGGTCAAAGAAACGCAATGAGATATACACGTTCAACAACAAGACAGTGAGTAAGCGTATCCAAGTGGAGCGTACACTACAGATTGGTGAGCAATACAGCAAGTACGATGAGTTCTACTATGTGTGGCAGAATGACTTCAGGTCACGCAAGTATGCTAGTAGTACCTTCATGTCACCTCAGTCAGCAGACTGGAGCAAAGCCTTGTTGGTATTCAGAGATGGTAAGCCTATCAACAATTGGGATGACGCACGTTGGCTTTGTATTCATGGTGCTAACTTGTATGGTAACGACAAGGTAACACTAGACCAACGTGAGTCATGGGCATGGGACAATGCTGATGAGATCAAGCGAGTGGCTGACAACCCATACGATAACGTGTGGTGGCTGGATGCTGACAAGCCTTATCAATTCTTAGGCTGGTGTCTTGAGTTTACAGGCTTAGTCAGGCATGGATGGGGGTTTATGTCTAACTTCCCTACGTCTGTTGATGGTAGTTGTAATGGACTGCAACATCTGTCTGCTATCCTACGTGATGAGCGTGGTGGTAGGGCTACTAACCTGATACCTGCCACCCTGCCTCAAGATATCTATACTGAGGTAGCAGATGAAGCAATGAAGGCAGTGTTAAAGGATGCAGAACAGGGCGAAATTTTAGCAAAAAAATTTATAGAGTTTGGTATCAACAGGGCATTGACTAAAAGACCAGTGATGATTGTACCTTACAGTGGCACTATCCATTCCTGTCGTACCTACATTGACGAAGCGATACGAGATAGGATTGAGAAGGGTGAGCCTGACATCTTTGGTGATGACTTGTTCAAAGCTTCTGCTTACTTATCCAAGCACGTGTGGTCAGCTATCAATGGTGTCATCGAGTCAGCACGACAAGTGATGGACTACATCAAGGAAGTGGGTGCTGTCTACGCTGAACACAACAGGCACATGGAGTGGGTCACACCTACTAACTGGCTGGTCATGCAGAACTACAACGAGGTAGATAAGAAACGTATCTGGACACACATCAATGGTGCTACAGTTGCACTTATCTTTAACAAGGACAGAGAGAATGAGGTAAGCAAGAGACGTACTGCTTCAGGTGCCAGCCCTAACTTCATCCACTCAATGGATGCTGCAGCTATGACTAAGACTATCAACATGTGTAAGAAGCAGGGCATCAAGGACTTTGCCATGGTACATGACAGCTATGGTACTCACAGTTCGGACATGCCTCGCTTGTCTGAAGTATTACGAGAAGAATTTGTTCGGTTGTATACTGAACATGATGTATTGACAGAGCTACGAGAACATGCTACTGTCGTGCTTGGAACAAATGATGTTCCACAACCACCAGCTAAAGGTAATTTAGACCTGCAGAACATACTGAAATCACAGTACTTTTTTGCATAGTTCTAAACTGTACCTATAGCCAGACTAACGATCCATTATCATAGGAGATATTGTATGGATACGATCACAATCGAAGGAACCACTGCATGGTGTAACCCCTTTGAACCTAACAAAGAGTACGAGAAACTACATGGTGTGTATGATGTAGCCATCGTAGTAGAACAAGAACGAGCAGCAAAGCTATGTGAATATCTTGATGAGCTAGCACAGAAGAAGCTAGACCAAGCTATCAAGGAAGCTCCTGAGAATAAGCGCAAGCAACTCGCAGAGTCCCTGTCCATAGCAAAAGCAGGTAGTCCTGCAAAAGACAAGGATGGTAATGATACAGGTGATATCCTTATCAAAGCTAAACTTAAGCCTGTTGTTCAAAAGAAGGATGGTAGTTCTTACACACAAAGGACAACAGTATTTGATGGTAAACTAAATCCTATTGTCGATGCCATAAAGATTGGGCGTGGTTCTCATGTAAAGATTGTAGTAGAACCATATCCTTATGTGATGCTTAACACTAAGCAGGTGGGTGTATCACTACGCTTCTGGAAGCTGCAGATTTTAAACCTTGCAGAAGAGAAGGAAGACACTGGTGGTCTTGAAGCAGTGGATGGTGGCTATGAACATAAAGCCATTACCAAAGATGACAAGAAAGAAACTGCTTTTGAGGATGACATCCCTAGTGTATCACAGGAAAGTACCAATGACGAAAGGGACTTTTGAGGCAAGGGTTATCTCAGACCTAGATGAGCGTGGCGTTCCATATGTATACGAGCCAGAGAAACTGGCTTACCATGTGGAGCGTCACTACATCCCTGACTTAGCAGTTGGTAATATGATTGTAGAACTCAAGGGTTATCTTAGACAGGATAGCCAACGTAAGATGAAGGCAGTGAAGGCACAGTACCCTGACTTGGATGTACGCTTTGTCTTTCAGAACGCCAGTGCTACAATCCAAGGTGCAAAGAAAAGGAAGGATGGTACTAAGATGACATGTGGTGAGTGGGCAGACCGACAAGGTTTTGTCTGGGCAGAAGGAACTATACCTAAGGAGTGGCTATGAGTATCATAGATATAAAAGAAGAATGGGTATCCGAAGTAGACATGAACGTTGAGTTTGGTATGGAAGGACTGAGTGTATCAATCTACCTAGACCAGCATGAACTGTCAGAGCATGTGAATTACTATGACATGGCACATGCAATGCTATCAGATGACATCAAGTATGACGATGATCTAATCTTAGATATAGCCAAGGGACTAGAGAACACTGCACGTACCTTGAGGAATGGGTTAGGTGGAAGAGGATAGCGAACTCATTGGGCATGAAGCATGTCTAAAATGTGGCAGTAGTGATGCCAATGCTTTCTATACTGATGGTCATCACTACTGTTTCTCTTGTAACACTTACACCCCACCAGAAGGAGAGGTTATGCAGAACGTAGTACCTATTAAGAACTACAATGATACCTTCCTTACACCAGAGCCTATCGCTCTGAACAAGAGGAAGATTACTGAGAAGACTGCAAGACGCTGGGGTTATGGAGTAGCTGAGTATCATGGCAAGACAGTACAGGTAGCCAGCTACTACAACAAAGACGGTGAGGTGGTAGCACAGAAGCTTCGCTTTGCTAACAAAGACTTCAGTGTACTAGGTAATCTCAAAGAGGCTGGCTTGTATGGTCAGCACCTGTGCCGTGACAAGGGTAAGATGATTACCATTGTTGAGGGTGAGGTAGATGCACTATCACTTAGTCAAACTTTTGACAACAAGTATAGTGTGGTCAGTATACCTAATGGTGTAGCAGGTGCAAAGAAAGCTATAGCTAATGCCATCGAATGGTTGTGTGGTTACGACAGCATCATCCTTATGTTTGATCAGGATGAGGTAGGTCAGGCTGCAGC